CCTGCTGTACCTGCTGCAACATGCTCACCTTGGTTTGCATGGCTGCTTGCTGCCGCAGATATTCCTGCGGGTCAGTTTCGATCAAAGTCGCAAGTTTCGCTTGGTCGCCAACCAGTTCCCTATACAACGAAGAACCCAGAACATCCAGTTGGTTAATACGCGATGCGTATTCCTTCTGTACGTGCTGAAAAAGTTCATCCGCATTTCGGGATTGCTCTGCTGCTTCCTGAGTCTTGCGGGTGTAGTCCTGCTGACGCATATAGCCCTTGAAGGCCTCGTCAGCGCTTACTTCAATTTCCTGGCCCTGAACCGTGATCTTGTGCTTGTTGGCAAGCCACTTCAGTTCTTCGGGCGCCTCTTCGTGCTGTTCGTCCCGAGCTTCTTCCTCATGCTCTGCTTCCTGTCCTTGGTCGCCTCCATTTTCTTCACCGCCCACGGACTACTGTTCGTGTGGCGTGGCCTCCTGCTGGTCTTCTTCCTCGCGCGGCATCAGTCGGGCCAGGATGTCCTCTTCACTCATGCCGCCTTCGGGCTGAGTCCCATCGATCGGGTTGCTCATGGTGTTTCCTTAAGTTGTGATTAGGGCGAAATGGACTCGCCAGTATTAAGCAGCACTTTCCAAGGCCCCTTGTCGACCTTGGCGCCGCAGAAATGTCCGCTCCAATGCTCGGGAGCCTCGAAATCCACCCACACGCGGCAGATGGTCTTGGGGCGAAGCTCTAGTGCCAGCCGGTTCAGAGTGGCGTCTAGCTCTTTCCAACCATTCGGGCCAGCTTTTGCTTCAACGTCGCCTCGGACAACTTTCCGGTCTCCACATGCTTCTCCACATGCATCCTCACCCTGCCTAGCAAGTACAGCATATTGTGGAGTTTTTCTCGGCCGTCCGCGCTTAGGCTGGTTGATTGTTTCCATTGGTCAACGATTTCCTGTTCAAGCGTCTCGAAAGCCGAGACAAACAAGGGATGCCGAAGGAGTTGAGAGGCTGCTTCACCTTGACGCAACTCATCTTCAAGCTTGTCCCGATAACCGCGTTCGACTTCATCCATCACTGGGTCTCGTTTCGTTGCTCATAGGCCACGTCGGCATCAGCAGTAGAAGCATCCTTAGCGCCCATCGTCTTGGCGGCGGCGATCTTGGCCTCAGCATTGATGCGGGCCACCTCAATCTGCGTCTGAGCCTATAGCTCGGCCTTAAACCTGGCCAATTCAGCGTCCAGCTGTGCCTTGACAGTTGCCAAGCGCTCGTCCTGCTGCATCTGAAGCATGTTGCGCTATGCCTCAAGCTCCTTCTCATGCTGCTGCTGGGCGGCCTGGGCCTGTTGTTTAAGTACTTCGCCTTGCGCGTCAAGCTGATGCTTCTGGGCCTGGAGCTGAGCCGAAGACTGAGCCTTGAACTGTTCCACCTGCATCTGCTTGTCAGCCTCGGACGGCTGCTGGGGCTGCGGTGGCATGTTCTGCGGTGGCGTGAAGTACCGCGTAGGATCTTTCTTCCCCATGGCCTGGGCTAGGTCTTCCAGGCCATTGAACGCGTTCTGCGGCTGGACAAAGCCATACTGACCAGCCTGTTGCTAGGCAGATAGCATCATCATGGCGTTCTGGATGCGAACCTGTTTGCTTTCCTGGCCCATGCCAACCGATACAACCATGTCATAGTCGTCTTGCCAGGTCGACGGGTCGAATTCCACCCACTGACCGGAGATGCGAGCTTCCACGGGACCGCTCTGGTACTGGCAAATCAGCTTCAGAAGAAGCTTGTAGATGCGCTTGATGCCGGTCTCGGCCAATACCCTGGCAATCAGCTCAATGCGCTGGGCGGCAGCATCGTGGAGCAACGCAACACCCTGGGAGCCTATATTTGACTTTGACAGCTCATCGCCCACCAGACCCTGCGAGAACTCCTTGATGCCAGTTCGGCTGTCACGGACGCTCTGGAAGTACTAGATGCCCGCCATGGCAGACGGCCCGATATCTGGCACAGTCAGGTCTTGGATAACCTGCGTACCCTTCATACGGACAATGCCGCCCGGGCGAGGATTGAGCAGGTCGTCCAGCGTAACCATGCCCTCAACCACGCCACGCATGGGTGTGTTGGCGAGGTACAAGTTGTCCAGATACTGGCGATTGATTGCCGTCTGGATGCGCTGCAAGTCCTCGACAAGATCGTAAAGGCTGATGCCAGTCAGCTTGTATGGCATCAGGAACGGGGTAAAGAAGGCGAACGGGTGGTCGTCTACCACCTCGTTCTCGAAGACAATGGGTCCAGACTTCACCACGCGGCGATATTCGGCCACGCCGTCACCGTCATAGTCTACCCGCAGGTATGCCTCCTAAAGGATCACCATGCGCTGGCTGGCGTCCTGCGTCTCGTAGTTGTTCGTGGTCCACGAGTTGTCGTACTTCTCGCGCTCGTAACGCTCGCCATAGGTGTCGTTCTCCGTCCCCGTAGGAATCTGATCCACGAGTTCCGGGTCGTAGCCAAGGCTCTTCAGCTCAGATACCGTGCGCGGCGTATCCTGGCCTATACAGCGCAGCTCATCGAGATTACGGCTGTCCTTGCTGGCCCACATCTGCTCCGGTGGAACACCAACTACGCGAAAGTTGGTCTTCTTGTTGCGGATGGAGCATCGGACGTTGAACGTGGCAGGCTACTGCTGAGCGCCCATCGGCTGGCCGTTGACAACGGGGACTTGAACGTCCTAAACCTACTCAACCTCATCGATCGTCAGGTTTTCATTAGCCTCAAGCGACTGCACCTCGACATCTGTCATTCCTTGATAATGGCTTTGGCGCACATCCCAGGTGTGCTCGCAGTAGACCTTGACCCAACCGCATCGGGTAATCAGGGCCGACTTGATAGCGTCGTGTAGTACCGTGAAGCCATCGTTCTTGCGGTGCAGCACGTAGGCGCAGTAGTCAGTGGCCTATTTGCAGACCTGCTCATCTCCCCGGCAGGACGGTTCGAACCGGATAATGTCGTCATCGGCGCAGAACATGCGCATCAGCGATGGCATGGCCCATTCGACCACCTCCATAAGCTGTTTGCTGACAACCTTGGACCTACCGTCGACATCCGGCGGGGCGAGTACGCCAGTGGCGTAGCCGATGTAGAAGGCGTCCGCCTTGGCACGATCGGCCGATAGCTCATCATCGATACCGATGCCCTGGGAGCGCTCATAATCGATCACAGCGCACAGCTGCGAGTCGGTCATGGGTGACTGTTTCATGCGGTTGCCAGGCTCTTGTAGGTGAGTTTACCGCCCCAGCTGTCGTTAGACAGAGATTCGGCAACGATGTGAAGGTAGCGAAAGGCGTCTGCGCCATGGCTCCACTCGTCATGGACGGGCGCGCCAGGCTCTCCTGTCGTAGTTGGTACGCTGCGTCGATAGCGCTTCAAACACTGCACGAGACGGTCTGTCTTGCCCTTGTCGAAATAGGTCTTAGCAAACCCGCGGCGAGCATTACGGATGCCATCTTCGATTGGCTGGTTGGGAATGATCCGCACATCCCAGCCAAGTTCTCGCATGATCTGTTCGGCCGACTTGCCTGACTTATAGTCCTTGTGCTGACCATCATGTGGCAACCAGATGGTGCCCCAATTCCAGTTCTTCTTCTTCAGCTCAGCCGAGTAGTAATCTAGCGTCTTATGGCTGTCCTCGATGTACTCGATAGCCCGGAGCTAGCTGATATGCCTCTGCACCAGAATGATCGACATCTTGTCGTTCCAACCCAGGTCGAAGACGGCATGAGCCTTCATGGATGGCTCGTATGGAATCTCGCATATGCGTCCCGAGGTAAGCGTTGCAGCAACCTCGTCGGCGTAGATGGCGCCCGTAATGGCTGGCTTACACTTGCCCTCCCAGATGTTCAGGTAATCTGATTCTGGTAGTGTCGACTTGGCGTGTCTGCGCTCTTTCTCCAGGACCTCAGGGAACCATGGGTTGTCATGGTAGTTGACATCGATCACCCAGGCGCCGGGTAGAGGATTCTCCACAAACCGCACCCATGTTGGATCAGTGTCAAGTTCGGGGTTGAAGCTGACCCAAATCTCCGATCCATCCTTTCGAATGGTGGGGATCAGGATCGACCAACTGCGATCACTCACTGCCTAGGCTTCTTCCACCCAAACAATGTCCACGCCTTCAAACGACTTAATTGACTCGGCCGTTTGATCACTCAGGCCCGAAAATATGAACTCCGAACCATTGGCGCCCTTGATGACGCTCTACTGCACTTCGTAGAACATGCCAAGGCCTAATGCCTGGATCTGGTCGCCAAGAAGCTTGTGCACCGAATCCTTGATGGATTTCTGGACCTCTCGCGTGCACAGGATACGCAGCGGCTTCGACGCTGCCTGGATAAGCAATGCGCGGGCAAAACTCCACGACTTGGCGCTCCCACGCCCACCATGAGCCACCTTGTAGCGGCAAGCCTGGAACAGAGGCTTGAGCTTGGCCGGGAACTTAGCGTCCGTCATTCAAAGGTAACCGTGATGCTAGCCTTAAGCGGATCGCCGTTCTCGCCAGTTACCTGCATGGGTAGGACCTTGGCTAGAAGGCTCATAAATGGTCCAGGATGCTCTTCCGCCTGTTTGGCTAAATAGTCAACGCCGCCCTTTCGATCGAGCGCCTCTAGGATCATCTCCCTGAGCTACTTGTTGTTCTTGTCGAGGCTGCCCTTTGGACGGCCCGCGCCTTCGCGCTTACCTCCGCGAGACATAAGGATTCCTCTGATTGAAATTCAGTCTACGTTTAGTTGAACTGCCTGCTCGCCGGCTCTTCCAGCATGCTAGCGGCGATACGAAGCATCTTCGCTAACACATCGCGCTGAGCATTCGGAGCGATGACACGTACATCATTGCCATTGGTTCTGACCAGGACGGCTAGCTCGTTCTCTTGGGCGTAAGTGCGGACAATGCCGGCCACTTGCTCGTCAATGGACTCAAGAACGTTCACGCTACGGCACCTACTCTCTAAAGCGACGCCAGTTAGCCTTCTTCATGGCGGGGGCGCTCCGATTCGAACGGAGATTGGGCGGAGTTAGAGTCCGTGGCATTACCGTTATGCTACGCCCCATCATGCTTGCCAAAGATGCGCGACCAATTGTCAGCCAGCGTCTTGTCATCGACAGCCGGTGGCCTGCGATCGCTACCCTTGCTCATTACGGACCAGGAGGCTGGTAGTTGACGCCCAAGTAATACGTCAGCGCAGCGAAGGTCTCAAACACCACGCATTCGCTCGGATCTGCTCCAACACGGGGCATGCAGATGTAACCATTGGCCGAGCGCTAAATGACAACAGTGCTTCCAGCAAGCCAGGTGGGAACGCTCATTTCTTCTCCTTGGTGGGTTTAGACCAGCCGCAAATCTGCCTGCCGGTTTCGTCGTGATCTAGGATCTGCCGGGCGGTTCCGTCTGTAAGCTGGTCGTCCCGGCTTGGGAAGATGGGCTTTACCCATTCGCAACCGTTGCTCGGCTTAATCTCTTGCCCAGTCTTGCAGCTTGCCAGCAGCGCTATCAGGAGCAGCATCGCCAATCCGCTGGATAGGCGCATCGGGAAGCTTTTGGGTTTCCTGCTCAACATGGCTTCGGACCTGTGCGCGCTTGGTGATCTGCTTCTGAGTCTTGATTTCAACCTTGGATTGCTTGGCTTCGTCGTGGACGCGGGCGAAGTGCCAGCCACCTAGAAGAAGGACGACTGCCAGTACGGCGATCACGATCAGCTTGATGCGGCTCATTCGCACGGCTTCCCGTACTTGCAGATGATGAATAGATAAATCGCCACGATTGCCAACAGAATCAGCTTCATAGCGACCTCACTGAATAGATTGGGCGGCCCGCCACTGCTTATCAGTGAAGGCCAGCCCATACGAGCCCATGAACTTCATGTATCCGTTGTCTACCTGCTGATAGAGGACCGATATCACGCCGACCACTCGGCCATCGCTATCGAACACACCTGCACCAGAGTCGCCGTAGAACCCGTTGAGGTCGTACAGCGTGACGTGCTGGCCTCGGATGTCCTTGTAACCGGCGATATAGCCTTGGCGGTAGAAGCTCTCCAGTTCGCCGGGATTGCCGAGAACATAGACTGCGGCGCCCTGCTCAGGCTCATCGGACACATCGGCCGACTGCGCGAACACATGGTCGGTCAGCAGCAGGACGTGATCTTTGCCGTCCTTCATCACCTGATTGACTTTGACATCTACCCCGTCCACCGAGATGACATCCGATCCGTCCAAGCAATGTTCTGCGGTGAGGATCGATCGCTTGCCTACTACCGTCCCAGAGCATGCGCCATCACTGAAATGTAGATGGACTGCGGTGTGTCGCATGGTCTCTAACGGCTTAGTGGCACATCCCGCGAAGGTCAGGAGGGAGCTGATGACCAGGAGATGTACCAAGGATTTCATGACTGCTTACCCTTGCACAGGGCTCGCTCAGCGGCCCTACGTCGTACTAGACCAGGAAGTTTCTCGCCGTCCGAATAGACCCAACGGCTCATCTCCGCACAGGCACCGGGCATATCACCGGAGTTGGCCTTGCGGGCCAGCGTGGACTGGCAGAAAGCGGTAGCGCCTACGTTGTAGGTGAAGGAGGTAAACGCCGCAGCCTCATAAGGCTTGAGCGGAACATGGATACAACGCTGTACGGCCCCATAGGCTGCCGCCAGGTCGCCACGCAGTAGTTGCTCGCACTGCGACAGGCCAAGCTTCTCGCCGGGCCTTACATCGTCTCCCGTGTGGCCGTAGCAGATAGTCGGTATGCCAACCGGATCGGCGTAGGTCTCGGGGACATAGCCCTCGAAATGCACGACAACACCAGCGGCCAGGCTCAGAACCAGACTGGCGGCTCCGGCTCCGACCTTAAGACGGGTGCTTGCCATGGCGCTTAGCCCTCACCCACTTGATGCCCTTGTATCCAAGCTAGACGATGAGCATCGAGGTGTAGATGCTTGCCAGCAGATAGGAGATTGGCCCCCAGGGAATGTCGGCGATCCAACTGGCCCCGAAGAACGCTGCCAGCGGAGACGCCATAGCAGCATCACGAAGCACTTCATTCCCCTGAGACATGGTTACTTCTTCTTGCCGAGGATCTTGTTGGCCTTGCTATCGATCTTGGCTTTAGCTGCGGGCGACAGATTGCCCTTAGCCTCCTGCTGGCTAGCGCGAGCCTTAGCGTTGGCGGCGTGACTAGCATCCGGCATCGGATACTTGCGCTGGCCGGGAAGGCCGAAATCACTGGAAAGGAGACCTTTCCTCTACTTGCCAGTCAGCTTTGCCATGT